GTATTAGTATTAGTATTAGTATTGGTATTGGTATTGGTATTGGTATTCATAATATCTGTCATTCCCATACAATACACCATACAAAAACCAACAATTTCTTTTTTAATATTATTATATTCATTATTATATTCTTCAAATTGCTCTTGTAATTCAACAATCATATTTTCAATATTATCTTGTGATTTATATTTCTTAATAAAATTATTAAATTCTGTATCATAATTCTTGCTAATAATTGTTGTTTTGTCTAGAATTAATTTATGTAATTCATGAATTTTACATTTCGCATATTCCTTATTATCAGCATGGATTGCAAGATTGCGTTCAGCCTTATATTTATCCTTTTTAGTTGAAACAATAAAATCATTATTGAGTTTTTTGCTAATGTGTTCCCTAATATCTTTATACTTAATTAATTTTTGATTTGCCATTTCACCCAATTTATCAATGATATCAAAACGCATTATACGTTGCAATTCTTTACGTCTCTCAGTATTTTCAGAGTCAATAAAACAACTATTATCATGTTGTATACTAAAACTGGTTTGGATTATGTCATCATAACACCCAAAAAGCTCTTGTATTCTATCTTTTGTCTTTGTTGCCGTATCCTCTTCCAATCTTTCTTCTGTATGTTCTATTTCATGAATCCTAAAAAACTCTATTTTTGACGAAACAGTATTTGCTTTACCTCTCGAACCAGTTTTAATAATTGTATAATTCCATTGACCTATTGAAATGCTTAATTTAATATGATATGATTCGCTTCTTATATTAATAATATCCTTAGTCGAACCCTTTCTTGTAAATTTGTCAAATAATGCATATATAATAATATCTAAAATGGCGGATTTACCAATATGATTAGGTGCAATAATACCTACTACACCCTTAAAATTTGTAAAATCAACAACATTATTCATTCCAAATGAAAACAAATTTGAAAATTCAAGACGATTAATCTTATAATGACCTGAAAACCCCTGGGTATTATATGTTTTGTTCGATTCTTTCAATAATGCATTTTGATTTATATTTAATTCTTTTATTTCATTAATTTGTTCGGGTGTTATTGATGGTTCATTTTCCAAAATATATTCGATTAAGAATTTGTTTTGCAATTCGGGAGAGGTAATATCTATTACTGAATTATTGGGTTTTGATTTATTATTGGTATTGGATGGATTATTGGTGTTGGTATTGGATTCATTATTGGGGTTATTGAGATTATTGGAGTTCGTATTTGATGCATTATTATCATTTCCTTGTGTATTATGTGATTGTTCATCATTTTGATATGAGAATTCAGCAACATTATGATTCATTTTTAAAAGTGTTATATAATCATTTATAAAACTTTCGGGTGTGTTTTTATATAAAATACGGACTCTCAAATTTTTAGTAAGTCGACATTCTGGGTCATGCAAACCATCTTTACCAGAACATTGGTGATTTGCTTTCTTACTGTCAACATATAGTGTTATATATGACCAATCATTTGCAATTGGTATAAGGGTGCCTCTACGTGTGGAAACATCCCATTTTATTATACCATGATTTTGTGTATCTTCACCCAAATTTTGTTGTATTAGAGAACCTGCATATGCAATATTAGGAGTTAAGAATTGATGTTTATGAATATCGCCTAAACATGTAATATCATATGCACTAAATGTTGATGGTGTCACTGTCTTATGGGAATTTTCTGTTATTTCTAGACCATTATATAAGACAGCACCATTTACACGACCGTGATATAACATAATAGATGTTATGGGTGTTGCAGATGTTATGGGTGTTTCTTTTTTTAGTATAGTGTTTTTAGTGTTAATGTTAATGTTAGTATTAGTATTAGTCTTAATTGGAGGTATAATTTGATAATCAAAAATAGATGCATGATAAAACATTAGGTTTCCAATATTATATACACCTGTTTCTAGGAAATAATAAATTGGATTTGATTTTGGCAAATCTGCTATTATTGGAGTTAATGCATCTAAACGCTCTCTATTATTCATATTAATATCATGATTGCCAGGTATTATTACTAGAGGCATTATACTAGAAAGGGTTTTGAGAAATACATATGTAAGCTGTATACATTCTGGAGACAAATCGCTTTTACTATGCAATATATCACCAGTAATTAGGGCAATTGTTGGTATATTGGTATTTTGCATTTCATCTATATTTTGCCTTTTCTTTTCTGCTTTTAAATAATTTATAACTTTGTCAAATACGGCTTGATATTCACCATGGCGTTTATATAATTGAATATGCAAATCGCTAAGATGATATATTGTATTTATTTGTGATGTATAAGGGTAATGGATAATTGGTTGTGTATTTTCTTGTTTTGTAGTGTTTGATATATTGGTTTTGTTTTGTTCGTTTTGTTCATTTGATTCATTTGATTCATTAGGTTCTAAAAGTGATTCTAATGTATTCATATTTTCATTTACATTTGGAACTTGTATTTTATTTGTAATATCCTTGGTAGTATCCTTTTTCTTGCGTGGTATAGAAACCTTTTTTGGTTTTTGAGTTTTGTTTTCTATTGCAGATTCAATTGCAGATTTAATTGCCTCTTCTATTTTAGGTTCTATTTCATATTCTGTATTTTCTAAAATTATACTATCAATATTATTTTGTTCATTAGAAAGTGAATTATTTTCTGTTTTATCTTTAGTTTGCTTGGGTTTTCTACCGCGTTTAGTTGGTATTGAAACTTTATTTATTATTTCCATATTTGATTCTGCCATTTATTTATAAGTATAAGTATTAGTATTAGATTTATTTATAAGTAAGTAAGTATTTAGTTTTAATTAGTTATTTTTAAATAAAAAATAATGTTTAAATTGAAAATTGAAAATATAAATTAAAAATAGTGTAAAATTTGAAATATATTATAATTTAATAAGGTTTATATCTAGTTTTATTTGCAAGTTTTAACGTCATTTTGCTTTCTCTTTTATTATTTTTTTTACTAATTGGATTTTTACTATTGTTTTTACTATTACCATTTACACTTTCTCCAGTAATATTTGTAAAACTAGATTCCCATCTTTTATATTCATTAGCTTCTTTTTCTTCGTTTGCAAGTTGTTGTTTTTTTAATCGAATCTTTTCTTCAAGTTTTGCAAGTTCTTGCATTAACCTTTCACGTTTCTTTTGTTTTAAAGATTCTGGATCTAAGCCTGATAATATTTTTAGTTTTAAAGGTTTAATATATATATTAATGTGTTTTATGTCTTTAATGTTAAACTTACTTTTACAATTAGGACATTTATATTCTGGAAAGTTTTTTTGATTTTCAACATTTATATATCCATCTAAACATGATTTATGAAAAACATGTAAACATGGTTTAACAATAACAAAAACTTTATTTTCTGTTTCTGTATATAATTCTTGACATATAGTACATCTATCTTCTTTATCCTTTGTATATTTAATACTATTAGCTCTTGAAACAAACGTATTATTACTTTTAGACATTTTAGACATTTTAGATAAATAGTTATATATATATATATATAGATAAATAGTTATATATATAGATACATTAAAAATTATAGATACATTAAAAATTATAGATATAGTAAAATAAAAAAAAGTCTAATAGACAGTAAGTATTAAATATATTAAGTATTAAGGTATATAACCATTTTCTACTAAACATTCCCTTATTATATTTTTTATATTTTTTCTTATATAATTATTTCCCATTGTTAATTTATCACAATCAGTATCACAACCAGTATCAAACCCACTATTATCATTTTGACTATTACCAAGTTTAATCATATCATAATATTTTTGATTTTCTGGAAAGAACATTGATAAAGTTTTAAAGATTACACGAGCTTCTAATATTACAATATCCATAATATTAGGGTCTAGACCTAAATATGAAATCCCAGTTATATTAGTATATTTATTTACTAAAAATGTTATATATTTATTTATAATTAATTCATCAATTTTCCACCCTGGATTAAATATAGCAAGATTTCTAAATTCTTGATATTTATTCCAATATTCAGCAAAAAGGGAAAATGTAAAATCACAACTATTGAAATTAACTGTAATTATATTACTAGACATAAATATTGCTGGATTTGTTCTTATACCAAAACTTGTACCTAAACCAATGCCATTATTGATATTAAAACTATGATTATTTGTATATGATAAATATCCTAAAAGTTTAAATAAAGTAAATAAACTAACATTTATCGTATATTGTTTATATAAATCTTTTAGAAAATTATACATATTAGCAGATATTGGGCAAAATTCGAGTTTAATGATCAAATCTGGAATTTGGATATGTTCACTCTCATAATTCACCCATCGCACATGTAATTTGCGATATTTATATATATTCTTTGTATCATCGTCATGCTTATTCATATCTAATAAAGTTATAATAGGCATATATCTATTATACCTATCAATAATAAGACATTGTGGTTGAGTTATATGGATTGATATATTTTTATATTTTTGTTTTATATTATTATCTAATGAATCAGCATATAAATTCAATGCAACTCTAGAACTACAATCCATTATATTTAATAGTATTGTTTGTGTTTCACCAAGTTTATCTAGTAATCCAATAATATGTAATAATTGTTCCTCTGTTATATATTCTGGAACTACAATTGGTTCTAGTATAACTGTAATTATAATATTATCATCATTTGATATATTGTGGTTAATTTTTAAATCAGTTGGCAAATGAGAAATTTTATTTAATAGTCCAATGGGGTTTTGTTGTGAATCTATAGCATAATAAGAGTCTATTAAAAATATCTTGTGTCTAATAATTAGATTACTATTTGGTAATAAATTTAAACTTTGTATAAAATTAGGACTCATTTGAGATAATGGATTATATAGCAAATTTTCAGCAAATTGTGGAAACTCATGATTACGTTGCGTTTGTGGGTCATGCGATTCTACATATGATAGATTAGTAGCAGAGCCAATATTAAAGCTATATATATCTAGATATGTAGTTGTAGTTGTAGATATTACTTTCGTTATAGGTCTAGAACTATATTGTATATTATCTGGTATATCATTAATACAAATTGTTTTAATATTATACTTGGTCATTAAGTTTGACATATTGATTTCCATTTTAATGTATTCTGTATTCTGTATTCTGTATTCTGTATTCTGTATTCTGTATTCTGTATTCTGTATTCTGTATTCTGTATTCTATTTATTAATAAATTATTATATGTTTCTAGATATAGTTTTATATTTTCAATTTTATAATTTATTAATAATAATTATCTAAATTAATATTAATTACTAAATAGTATTATATAAAATGGAGTTAATAGAAAATACAAAGCCAATGCCATCAATGCCACCAATGCCATCAATGCCATCAATAAGAAATACTAATACTACTACTACAACAACCAAACCCATTAGTTTAAATAGAAATACCCAATATAAATATAATAGTTTTGATAAAAAAAAGAAACAGAAAAAGACAAAACATGGTGCCAATATGGGGATGTCTACAAATAATGCATTTGCAAACTTATATACTACTAACATTGATAAAAAGAAGAAAAAGAAGAAGTATGGTGCGAATAAAGGTATGGGAACAAATAATGCATTTGTAAATCTATATGATAAGAAGAAGAAAAAGAGCAAAAGCAAGATGTTAGGTGAAAAAGTAAGTTGTTTTAGATTATCAAAAGAACATATAAATCGTATGAAAAATGATACTATGAAAATAAAATTATGTGAACCCCGTTTTGGAGATTTTGCAGATATTAATGTAGAAGACCGCACAGTATATTGGGGTCTAGGAATTGAACACGAAATGCAATTATTCCATAAAAACATTAATGGTATGAAAAATACTAATATTATGTTTGATAGTCAAGAATCTACATGTGTTCTTACAAATGAAAAAGACCCATCCGGTGCCTGTTGTAAATTAACACGCAATCATATGAATCCAACTGGCAAATGTAATGATTTTAGTCCCTATACAAAAACCTATGGTAATTTTGGTCTTACAAAAGAAGAAAAAGAATATTTATTAAATATTACATGGGAAATTACAGGTCGCCAAGCATTAGGATGTGAAAAAAATAAACCTCTTACTATAATTAAATCTCGTGCACAAATACTAATGCCAGAACTAATTACTACAAATTTTGCAAATCGTTCAATTGATAGTATATGGAAAGAAATAACAACATTAGAGGATAAATATATTGCAATACAAATGAAAAATCCATATACTCAACAAAAAGTAGAACAATATGGGCAACTTACAACACATATATGTGGTTCTCATAGTAAGCTTATGGTTCCAATCCGCCCTACTATACATTCAAATGAATATCAATTTGAACCTAAAGTATCTACTGATTATTTGGGTAGTTATCATTTAACTATTACATTGCCTCATACACGAGATATTGATGTTAAAGAATTTATATCTATGCATCAACATATGGCACAACAGATTCAATGGATTGAACCCTTATTTCTTACTGCATTTTTTAGTCCTACTCAATCTGCTGTTGGTAATAATAATGAACCAGAAGGCAGTTATCGTGTAATGACTATTGGTTGGGGTAATTTTGCTGGCAGTAATGTTAGAAAAATGGGTACTAAGGGTTTAGACCGAGGAGGCAACATTAGGTCTCTTTGGCGTAAAGGGCTTAATTTCAAAGGAACAAAAAAATTAAATTTCTGTGCTGAAATGGCACCACCTCAATACAAAAAAGCAACAACTATGCATACTGGCGATTTTAGAACTATGGGAATAGAAACTAATATGGAAAAATGTAGAAAACTTTATAATCCAAATGATTGTCCAAGGGCGGATGGTGCACCAATGAGACCACCATATGGTATGGAAATCCGTATTTTTGACCATTTTCCAAGTGAGTATTTATTAGACCTTATGAGGATTATTACACTTATTGGATGTAATGCACAAAGACATCAAACCAAAGATTATGTTTACAGTGATAAGAGATGGATTGAAGCAATGCACTCAATAATGAAAGATGGATGGAATGCAAAGATTGATAGTAAATTTATTACTGCTTTACGTTCAAATTTGGGTTTACCTATTAATACTAATTCAATGTTGGCTTATGATATATTTAAACAATTAGTTCATGAATTACATGAAGCGAATAAGGATGCATTTTATAATAAGCTTATGAATGAACATCCTGAAATTGAACCAAAAGTTCCTGAGATTAATAGAATTTGTTGGGAAATGGCATTTACTCAAAACTTTAATTTGAAAGTAGTTAATTTCTTGAAACGTAGTTTTCATACTGGGCAAGTTGTTAGTATTGGGGAATTTACTAAAATGGTAAAAGAAGATGGAACTTTAGATTATTCCATGTGGGAAAATGATATGAATGATTTATTATATGCATTGGAAACACACAATCATGTTCATCTAGATATATTTGATAGTAAAATTAAAAATGTTAAATTTATTGGTTAGGTTTTGCAAATCACACATATCACATCATAATTTATCAAAACTTATTACATATAGAATATCTCCACATTTAATACCAAAGAGTAAATCTCCAAGTTTTGTTTGAGGTGTAATAGTAATACGGTCATAACGTTTTTCATAAGTATTATTTATGTTATGTGCATTGGCAGGAACAGCAGTAAAATTACACGTAAACCCAATGCTTTGCATATATTTATTAATCATTAAAAAATCATCATTTGACATACAAGAAAGATTAACTTGTTGTTTTTCATCTCCATAAAACTCTTTGCATAACATTGTGACAAATTGCAATAGGAATTCAAATAAATCTTTAAGTGAATCTAGTTCAAATTGTAATGGAAATGAGTTCGGTGGTGATGGAGTAGATTTTGTAATCTCATTAAATATTTGTATTATATCAACTTCTTTTTCATTATTGTTCATTTTTCTTTTATTTATGTTATATGTTTATTTATGTTATATGTTTACTTATGTTATATGTTTATTTATGTTATATGTTTATTTATGTTATATGTTTATTTATGTTATATGTTTACTTATGTTATATGTTTACTTATTTTTTATTTAATAATTATAAATATGTTTTCAAACTAAACTATACGCTAGAACCAAAATATATAAAATGACTAAATAAAAATCTAGTATAACTATTAAAAGACTAAAAGACTATAAATACTAAAAGACTATAAATACTAAAAGACTATAAAGACTAAAAGACTATAACAAATACAATATGATGAATTTCAAATCAAATGGTTTAATAATATCGATTATAATATTAATTGCATTAATATTAATTTGTCATATTTCAAATTACTTATATAATAAACATATTCAATCAAAAAATGATTTTTATAATCTAAAACTTGAAATTCCAACTGGTAATATACCTACACAATATAATCAAATACAATATGAAAACAAAGGTAAACTCTCGTGTAATTTAAGACAAGCTGAGGTTCCATGTAATAAAGTTAATATCAATGCATGTAATTCTCCTTCTACAACTAAATATCAATTAAGTGATGATGAAATGAATGCTGTATACGAATTTATATATGAAAATGCAGGATTACAAGTATTGCAAAGAACTCTAAAAGAACCAAGACCTACACCAACACCAACACCTACTAAAACCTATAACTATTGGTATTGGTAGTTGGTATTGGTAATTGATAATTGGTAATTGGTAGTTGGTAGTTGGTAGTTGGTAGTAGTAATAGTTAAAAGCATCCTAATGTTGTTTCATCAATATATCTATTAATACTATACATTGTTTTACTTGTAATAACTACCAATTTAAATGGAAATTTATTTAAATTTTGATGATTACTATTAAAAATATATCCTTTTGATTTAAATATAGGGACTTTAATATTATCAATAAAATATTTTGAAATTGTTGTATTTAATTCATAAATATTAGAAGATAATTGATTGTTTTGATAATATATTTTTTTAATATTATCAAAGTCATCATCATTTGCTAGTAAATGTTTTTCTAATAAATCCCATAAGAAAACTGAGTCTGTTTTATATTGATTTGATAGATTTTTAATTTCCTCTTTTGCAAATAACCATTCATTTGAATCCTTATATATTTGATAATGTAATGATAAGGCTTCATCTTGATTCTCTTTTTCTTCATTATATGAAATTAATATTTTTCTTTTTTTTGTATTATTATTATCATTATTATTATGATCATCATTATCATTATCATTTATTTGTTGAACAGTATACATTATGATATCATCACTTTCACTATGTGTATCACTTCCATCATTATCATAATTTTCAATAACATAAGGTTCACTAACCATTTTCAATATAAATCTTTAAATCTTTAAATCTTTAAATCTTTAAATCTTAAATATTTAATAAATTACTTTATAATTACTATATAATTAATGTATAATTAGTATCTAGAATAAAAAATATAAAAATAAACGCTACAATATGTAATGTGATATGTAATTGGCTAAACTATAAGAGCTAATCTAATATTGAACTGAGTCAGTTTGTTTTGTAACTGCCATTCTATACATCCCATATGTTTCTTCTGGATTATACCAGTAAACACCAATCATAGGTGCATAATTATTACCTAAACGGTCAGTTCCAACGTATTGTTCAGTTGCTCCTGGGGGTGGATTAGCACTTCGTAAATTGTAATGAACTAAATTAGCATCAGTTGGTATTACTGGAATATTTGCCCACGGTTGGGTAGATTGTGCTCCGCCATATAGACCGCCATTGGGCAAACTATCAGGTATAGATGTATTTTCATTTGACATGCGTTTTTCAGGTGCAACTAATCCTTCTGTAAGGGTTTTATATGTTCCATGGGCAGCTGTAATATCCATATATGGGCAATATCCCATTGGTTCAATAGTTCCTTTAAGATTAAATGGTATATGACTAACTTTAGACATTTTATTGATTGTATGAATATGAATATGAATATGAATATGAATATGAATAGTATTACTTATTGTATCTAGATATATACATTAGTTAGATATATTTATTTTATGATTAATTACAAATATATAATAGAATATTTTATTTCAATATCTTATTTCAATATCTTATTTCAATATCTATGATAAAATTTTAATTTTATCATTATCTAATATTTCAAGAACTTGATATCTAAGAGTTGGTGGAGTTATTATACTATTATTATTCGTATCATTCGTATCATTCTTATCAGTCGTATCAGTCTTATCAATAAATGCTCTAGACATTGCAATATCTGTCCTCCATACTTTATTATTGCAAATAGAGTTAATACCTGAATCTTGAATTGTATGTCCTATTGCAATATATTTAGCAGGTATAGGTATAGGCATAGGTATAGGCATAGGTGTAGGTGTATTAGAATTAATAATACTATGTTTTGAATCTAAACTATTTTTTGAATTGTATGCACTAAGAATACCAACGAGTTTGTGTGCTAATTTAATATCTTGTTTTTTACTTACTTTTTCTTCACCAAATGTTCTATCCCATAAAATACTTTCATTACCATCACCATTTTTATTATCTTTGCTTTTTGCAATTAAATCATATTGTTTTTCAATGTCATTAGTATTTGTATCAATACCTAGCATATACATTGAAACTATATTATTAATCATCTCTGCATTGTGAGTTTTAACAATTGATAATACAGGACTTCCATGACAAAATAACCAACTACCAATTTGCAAAATTGTATAACTATTATAACCCATATAATTTGCACATAATCCAGTTGGTGAAAATGCATATAGTCTTTCTTTATATCCATCTGGTAGTTTAGAGTAATGACTATTGCTAGAATGTAAAATACGGCTATTTTGTTTAAGAGTTTTAGAATGGTATGGAAACTTAGAATTACTATGATATGTTGTGCTTAAATGGTTCTTAAATGATTTGAATTCTTTTAAACTTACATAGCGAAAATCACCTTCTACATTCATTATTTCATGATTACCAATTACACTAAATACACGACCACCTTTTCCAGATTGAATTGCTAAATTATTTAGATGATAAAATAGATAGAATATTTCAAGTGTGGAACCCTCATCGAGAAATGCAGAATCTCTTGTAACATTATTATTGTCCCAATTTTGTGGTCTAACTCTATCTAATTGGTCTCCTAATTGAACTATATGTGTATCATTACCAATCCATTGTAATTTATTAAAAAAATCATTCATTGTTAAGACATTTTTGTTTGTTGGAACTTTAATTGGACTAATACATTTTGCTAGTAATAGACATGAAATTGCAGCATCAAAATCTCCATGTATATCACCAATAACTATTACGCGTTTTTGAGTAGGGAATATATGTTGTCTTGACATTGCATTTTTAATATAGTCTCTAGATACATTATCATTATTATAATATAAATTAATAAGTTTTTGTATATATGTTGTAGGCTTGGTGTGTTTGTCATGTTTGTCATGTTTGTCATGTTTGTTATGTTTGTCATGTTTAACATGTTTTGTTTTAGAAATTTTATATTGTATTCTATTTTGTAATTTTATTGTATATTTATTATAATTTGTATTTTGTAATTTATGCTTCATATTTACCTTTATTTTTTGTAATAGTGATAATAGGTCTTTATTTTTCTTTTCTATTTCCATATTTAGATATTAGAAATTAGATATTAGATATTAATCGCATACATGCATATATAATTTATATATACATATAAATAACACATAAAATGGAAAATGAAAAAATCAAATTTATGTTTTGTGTAAAATATTCTAAATTATAAACTTTATAAACTTTACATTACTTACATTACTTGCATTACTTACAATATACAATATAAATTTATTATACAATACAATATGTCTAATACCAATTATTTTGAAAATTATAAAGATATAAATGAAACTGAAAATGTATCTAGACCTGAAAATGTATCTAGACCTGAAAATGTATCTAGACCTGAAAATGTATCTATAGAACAAAAACCATTTTTGGAATTTTCACAAATTAATTCATTTGATACAACTGATACAACTGATACAACTGATACAACTGTAAAACTTGTAATTGATACAGTAAAACTTGAAAATACTGATAGTAATAATATTGATAGTAATAATATTGATGGTGGAATTTTATATGAAATAATACATATTTTTGACGATTTATGTTCATATAGTAGAACAATAATTGAAAATAATTATTTTAATTTTTCAAGCACAGATGATTTTAACCTTGTATATCCACACATATATATAGGTAATTATAGCACATCAACTAATCTAGAATTACTTAAAGATTTGGGAATTACAAATATAATAAGTGTTATACCATCATTTAATCCGCCTTATATTGATAAATTTAATTATCTACATATACAAGCTTATGATGATGAATTTCAAGATATGTCTAGGCATTTTGAAGCAACGAATGAATATATTGCAAAATGTTTAAATGAAGGCGGCAAAATATTAATACATTGTATGGCAGGGCGCTCACGTAGTATTACAATATTTATATCATTCTTAATACATATTATACATGGTAAATTTAATCAATGTATTATAAATTTAGATAAAGAACATATGAATACAATTAGCAATATTATAGATTATAGAAAATATACTGAACGCAAGCTTAAATCTAGTAGTAAAAATATTGATGTATATATTAATGATAGAAATGACAATGGCAATGGAAACGGCAATGGCAACAATTATGAAACTATATCTAGAATAGAACACGAATTGCCACGGCTTACAAAAAAAGAAGCTAGTTTTATTCTTTATAAAAATCAAAAAATGATTGATGATATTAATGAGTTATCAAATATTTTCAAAATATATTATAAACAAATTCAATATTTTAAAATTGATATACTAGTTGAAACAGAAGAAACAACTGAAACAATTGATAAACTAAAACAAAAGTTATCTAATTGTCTTATGAAGGAAATACTTATGTATGTTAAAAGTCATCGAGAAATCGCATCTCCAAATATATCTTTCATAAAACAATTAACACAATCTATTTTTTAGATATTGTTATTTAGAAATATAATTGTTATAAATATAGTTTTGTATCTAGATACATAAATGTAAAGTTAGTAATATAAATTCTTATATCTTATTAAAGTTTAGTATATTAAGAATTAGTAAATTTATTACAAATACAAATACAAATATAAATACAAATATAAATACAAATACAAATACAAATATAAATACAAATACAAATTAGTATCTAGATACATAATTGCAATATGTATAAAATTAATAGTAATAATAGTAATAGTAGTAATAATAATAATAATAATAATAACAATAATAACAATAATAATAATAATAATAATAATAATAATAATGATTATGATTCAAATAATGGTACAAAAAATGATTCATATTCGTATCCAGATATAGAAGTTGCTCTAAAAGATGATATACGTAAAATGCATATATTGCCTCCCCATTGTCCAATGAATCCCAAAACATATACAGATTTTTTTAATGATAGTGAAAAATTAAAAAAAAATGCACCTTATAAATTAATAGATTTCAAACATCCAAAAGATGGTAAAATAACTAAGCGTATTGAATATAATAATTTTTATAGTGATTGGAAGAAAGATGCATTAAAATATGATTACAATAAAAATGGCAATGCTGACAATACTGGAAATACACATAGTTATGCAAAATATAATAGTAAACATGGAGATACAACAACACAATTAAAAACATTATATAATCGTGATACTGAATTATATAATGAAACTAAAAAACCAAATTGCTTTGCAATACCAATGAATATTAATGGTAGCAATTTAGTAAGTGATGTATTTAATGATAATATGAATAAACCTACTTTTGAATATAAGAGATATGCACGTGGAGGATACCGAGACCACGCAGAACATTGGATAGATAACCCAATTTTTAGAGGTAGTATATCACATGAAACACAATATTTAGATAATCAATATGTAAATTCATTACCAGAAAATCAAGCTAATATTTATAGTAGTATATTTGAAGATATGTATTATTTAGGATATGACCCTGTTGAAGATGATGAATTAGATAAAACCATTAATAATTTTACAATTGCAAATATGAGAAGAAGTTAAAATAATTAGAAATAATTAGAAATAATTAGAAATAATTAGAAATAATTAGAAATAATTAGAAAAAATTAAAAGAAGTTAAAATAATTAGAAATAATTAGAAATAATTAAAAATAATTAAAAATAATTAGAAACAAATAAATTTTATTATATATATAATTATTAGAGATAATAAAATTATAAACTTGGCATTTTTATTGCAAAAAAGCAAATTTTTAATAATCAACATAATAAAACTAATAAAAATAATTTAACTAATAAAAATAATCATGGATTTAGCATCAATTGAAACTAGTAGAAATACTAAATGGGATGATTCAATTGAGGGTATTCTTAGTGAATTGGGTGATGAATCACAAATTAATGCGTTTATGCATAAAAAATCCCAGGCATATTATACTACTCAAAATATTAAATATCAATTACCTATTATAGTATTAAGTGCATTATCTGGAACGGGAAACTTTATAAGTGCAAATTTTCCTGCATATGCATCAATAATTGTATTAGCTGTTGGAGGTGTTAGTATTTTTACATCAATAATATCATCAGTAGCGCAATTTTTAAAAGTGAGTCAATTAAGTGAGAGTCATAGAATGTCTTATCTTTCATGGGAGAAATTTCATTCTACAATAAAATTTCAACTCAATAAAAAAAGAGATAATAGAGATGATTTAAAAGAATTTCTTAGCCTAGTTGTTCCTGAGTATCAACGTTTAAAAGAAATTAGTGCTGATATACCAAAACACATATGCGACCAAGTTAAAAAGAATAAGAAAAATTTGAATAAAATGCAAGTCCCATATTTACTAAATGGTTTCCATCCTGTTGTTGCATATAAGGAAACATTAGAAGTAAATGATGATGAGGAAACTTATAATGGGTTAATCAATATTGATGCTTTACATTTAAATAATGATGATGATACGGATAATGAAGATACCAATGTATAGGATATGATGTTATGTGATGTTGTTATGTTGTGATGTTGTGATGTTGTGATGTTGTTTTTACGTTTTGATTTAATATTTATAATGTTTAATATATTTATAAGATTTATAAATTAATCAGTATCTAGAATCAGTATCTAGAATCAGTATCTAGAATCAGTATTTATAATCAATAAATAAAATGTCTATGGAAAAAGCAAACCCTACTAAAATCAAAGAGGAGGTATTAGCACTTATGGCTGATTCTCGAAAATGGAAAGCCCAAAGAGAGTATAGTGGAATTACAAAAGAACATTTTGAGGAAACAATGAAAAACACATTTAATTATTTATATACAAATTCATCAACATTGTTTGATAGATGTATAGCAGGAGACCTTAATATAGAACAATTTAATTACATGATTGCAATGTTGGAAAAAGTTAATGCAGGTAAAGATTTCCAAGATGCAAGCAAAGAAGTTGGACAAAAACTTGTTGATATATATGTTAAACCTATATTGAAAGATAAATAATTTTTATATATTTTTTATATTTTAATTTCTAATTAATTTTTAATATTTTAATTTATATATTTGTAAATAGTAAGTAATTAAACCGATCTTATTTTATAATGGCTAATTATACAAAAAAAAAAAACTTAAGTGGAGGTAGTTTAGGTAATTTAGGTAGTTTAGGTAGTTTAGGTAGTTTAGGTAGTAGATTTGTAATACCTCGAATACTTACAAAGGCAGAAAAGGAAAAAATAGAACAGGAAAAAAGAGAAAAGGCAGAAAAAAATAATGCTACTAAAAAAGCATCAAATGTAAGGGATAATAAAGTAAATTTATTATTAGATGAAATATTAAAATTTATAAATAAATTGAATACATACCAAATTGATTATATAAAACAACAAATAGATAGTTTTCAAAACCAAATAAAAACTTTACATATAAAAAGTAATAAATATATAACACCAATGAAAATAAGAAAAAATATAAACTACAAAAAATTAATTTTACTAAATCTAGTATTGGAGGATTATAAATCTAGTACCAAAAAAGACAATAAAAATAATGAAATGATAAATGCAAAACTACAAAGTTTACATAGTTTATTTAATAGTTTAATTAATAATGATACAAACATAGATGAAAAAATAGAATCATATAAAAAAAAATTAGGAATAAATAATACTAGTGGAAGAAGAAAAAGTGGAAGAAGAAATAGTGGAAGTAGTAATAGTGGAAGAAGAAGTAATAATGGAACAAGTAATAGAGAAAGAAAAAATAATGGTAAAACTAGAAAAAATCCTAATATTAATCCATCACAAACTCGACAAATAAAAAATGAATTAGAAGATTTATTAAAAAAAGAATTTAAAAAAGAATTTGAAGCTATACAAACAGAAATTTCAAATAAAGATCAACCTCCTCGTCATGAAGACTTATATGCAAAACGTTTAGAAAACCCCTCAGGTAAACTTAATCCACATCGTCCACATCGTCCAAATGGTTCACCTCCACCTAAAAAAACAAGTTTTAGAAGAATATCACTTACAGTACCTACGCATGCTAAAAATCATACAAAAAAATATAATTATACAAATAAAACCTTTAATGAAAAAGAATTTGGAATTGAAGAATTTATAAAAACAGAAGATTATTCAAGAATAATTGATAGATATAAAGGGTTTGATTTGGAAAAAAATTTGAAAAACTGTAAACAGCCTTCTTTTTCACAAATAGATGAGTTTTGTGCAGTGTCTGCAGTAAATAATTTATTTGGAAAAGAATTATTTATTGCAGACAAATCAACAAACGATAAAGGAGAAATTTTTTTTAGTATATATAATGAAGGTAAAACAGAACCAATAATAAAAGAAAATGCAAAAAAATTTAGAGGTTTTGGTGATGATGTTTTTAATGAAATGTTTATAAATTCTAATCTAAACAAAAATTATGAAATATATAGTCCTAATATTTTTTATGAGTTAAAAAATAATACAAATATACAACAAAAAATAGAAATGTTAAAAGAAATTTTTGAAAATACAAATTTTATTGGTATAATTATAAATAATGATGGACACTATTATGTAATTAAAAAAATTGAAGATAATAGTTTTATGTTAATAGATAGTTATAGTTTAGATTACAATGTTGGAAATCATAAACGACAACCAACATGTATACAAGGTGATATAAAAAATGCAATAAACAACATACTACATTTAATTAGTTTAATGGGAAAAAATAAAGGTGCTAGTTTTTATGTTGTTGAATCAAAAATAAAACAATCATCGGAACAAAGTGAAAAACCACATCACAACCCACATCCTCCTACAAAAACACAACACAAACCATCAACTACCGCGTCAACTGACGATAATACATTTTATGTGTATACAACTGGTTTAGCTGACCTATATGTAAGAGAAAATTGGGATGAAAATATGAGAAATACGGTATTAAGTATGATTGCAAGTAATAAAAATATAAAATATATTGTGATTGAACATTATGATAAGCATGGACCAAGTGAAACACAAAGACAAAAATTTAAAGATGAATTAGAAAACATTGTAAACAATGATGAACAATACCAACCCAAACCTAATGATTTAACAATTACAAGTGAATCAATAGCAGAATACTTAGATTTTGGATTTATAGAAACCATGGCATTAGTTGCAATTCATGGTAGCAAAAAATACCAACATATAGTTATTGATTGTGCGCATGTTCTTGATTATTTAGAGAGCGGTAAAACTAAAATAATTGGTAGTTATGAAGAACCAAATACAGGAACAGTATTTAAACATATTAAATCAATTTATTTATGGTATGGTAATACATCTTTAATTGGCAATTCACATTTATTTGAATTTGATAAAGATGGAAATGTTATAACATTTATAGATAAAATGTTTGAATTAGGTTATAATAATTATAAACATAGAAGTAGTATAACATTATCACATAACCCAGGTGATACATTAACTGAAATAATTAATGATAGTAAAAAATTATGTATAAAAAAAATTGGTGACAAAACATCAAGTATATTTTTTGAAGATCAAAATAATATGGAAAATAAAAAGAAAAGAAATGAAGCATATGTATTTATTATTAAAAGTCTTTATGATAAAGTAAAACCATTACGTTATGATGAACAAAACCCATTACAAGTTTCAAATACAGTATATGAAAACATATTTAGAGAATATTGTGATAAATTTAATAATGATTTTTTTAAAAACAAACCAAACATTACCTTATCTGTAAATACAACATCACATACATCACATTTTTCTACATTAAATTCTTCTAGAACAAAAGAATATTTTGTAGGTTTTATGCGTCATGGTATTAGGTTTGATAATAATTTAAAACTTAGTGATGAAATATTTAAATTATTATCTACAACACTTTGGAGTGATTATGAAACTAGACCTTATGATACACCTTTAAATTTATTAAATAAAGCAGAATATGATATATTAGATAAACAATATGATACATATGTATTCACAGAAAATAATAATGAAGCTGTAAAAATTCATAATTTTAAAGAATCCTTAGAAAAATCCTCAGAAGAATCAAAAATACTTCTGGAATCTTCATTAAGAAAAATAATGTTTGCAAATATTGAATTAAACTTTTCATTTAATGTAATAGTATCTTCCCCTTTTAGGCGTTGTTGGCAAACAGCATTATTTATGGCAAATGTATTAAACATAGAGAATTTAGTTATAAATAGAGAATTAAGTGAATTTGCACTACAAATAAAAAATAGCCAATCTAAGATATTAACTAGTACTGAATTTATAAAAAACTTACCAATTATGTTTTTAACAGATAAGCAAATTCTTGATGAAATAACAGCTTATTGTAAAAAACATGGTTTGAATACACCAAAAAACATACGTTTTATGCCTAATACTAAAGAATTTTATGAAATATTTAATGAACAATATTTAGAAGAGAAAAAAGGTAGAAGTTTTAGTAGACCATATTCTGCATTTAATAGTATTTGTCTCGAACGCAAATATCAAAATGTGTTAATTATAACACATGGTGATTTATTAAATAGAATAGTTCCACTTTCAAAAACTATTAATGACACTGGTAAATATACATTTAATGAAGCAGGATTTATTATAACTAAAAATCCTGGAATAATACAAATGAAAAAAAGATTTACTGAAGAAGAAATATTAACAAAATATTTATTAACAGATATTAGTTAATAAAATTAATTGTAAAAATATATAAAAAACAAAAAAAAAAATATTAATCATAAATATTCATATCTACTCTTCATCATCTCTAGTTTCTACAATGTGTTCTTCAATTGTTTCTTCTAAAATATTATCAAATGTTGATGCCATTCTAACATTTTGAAATCTTGAAATTCTTGCATTGCGAACATCAATATTTCTTTCTTTATCAGTTTTATCAGTTTTATTAGATTTAGATTGTTGAATATCTTGTTGCTTTTGACTATCTTGTTGCCTAATACTATCTTGTTGCCTTTGTCTTTGCAAATCTCTCTTAATATCTTTTTCCCTATCAATTCTCAAGGATTCTTCATATTCAAAATCTTGCATTTCTCTAATACTTCTAGCATCAGCTAATTCTTGAGATTTTTTTGCCTTGACCTCATTAGACTTAAGAAGTTTTTCTTCTCTAAGAATTTGTTGTTCTCTAAGAATTTGCTGTTCTCTAATAGCATATTTTTGACAAAGATTTTGATGTAGTTTTTGTGTTTTTGCATCTTCAACTTTTTTTTCAAGTTGTTTTATTTGTTCTAAAATACTATCAAAATCCTCCGCATCATCTGTAAATACATTTGTAAAAGCTGTGTTTTTAAATGCTTCACTATCTAATGATTCATTTCCAAAATCGCTTTCACTATCAGTATTAATATTACTTGAAGATGTTTTTCTTATAAAATTAGAGGCAAGCATGTCTTGTATTTCAAATGCTTCTAACATATCGGGGTTTTCTTCAATAGAAACATATGAATCTAGACTAGACTTTGAATCATATGTATATTTATGTATTAATGCATCTGTTTTATTATCTTCTATTGCTTTCTTAAGTTCTTGTTCTTCAATTTGTTCTAATATTAATTGTAAATCATCTTCTACAACTCCAACTTCTTCTATATCTTCTTCGGCATGATAATTGCTACTAATCATACGACTACTACTAACATTACCAGTATTACTAACATTACCAGTATTACTAACATTACCAGTATTACTAACATTACCAGTATTACTAACATTACCAGTATTACTAACATTACCAGTATTACTAATAACATTACTACCATTAATTTGTATTGCAAGATTTGCAGCATATGATTCATCCATTGCCATTTGAATTTCTTTTTGTTCTATTTCTTTTATAATTAAGTTTATATCATCATCTTTTTCAATTTGATTATCTACTGGAATATTTCTAGATATAGAATTTCTTGTAATCGAATTGTCTTGTCTATTTGTATTGTTAAGAACTGAACCAATCATTAAACTATTATGTCTAGTAATACTCTGTTGAGGTATTATTCTAGCTTGATTACTACTAGATTGTCTTTGAGAATGCATTTTATATTACTATAGAGTTTTATATTACTATAGAGTTTTATATTACTATAGAGTTTTATATTACTATAGAGTAAATACAATTTGTAATACAATTTATTGTTTTCTATATTATTAAAAAAAAATCAATTTTTTATATTGCTAGATATTAAATATCATTTGATAGAAAATATAATATTATATATCAAAAAAATAAGTAATAAGAAATAAGACACAAAACAGAACAAAACAGAACAAAACAGAATGTTTCAAGATTGGATTTTACCATTCCTAATAGGTATTGTATCAGCATATTTGCTAATTTCAATAGTATATAATAATCCAGTATTAAGACAAAAATTCTCTGATTTAGGAGCAATTATACAATTAAAAACATCACAACCAGTCTATTATGTTGATTACATAAAACCATCGTACTAATTTTTATTATTTTTAATTTTTAATTTTTTTGTTTTTGTTATATTGTTTTGGTTTTTGTTTTTATATGTAATATATTTAATATAAACCTAATACATAATATACAATACATAATATACAATACATAATACATAATACACATTTTATCTAAATATGGATGGTTCAATTACACAGCTTGGTTTAAGTAATTATTTAAATACTCGTGATGATAAAAAATATCAAACAGTATCGTTTTTCAAACATACGTATAAGAATCATACAAACTATGTAAAAGATACTCGGGAATTAGAATTTAAAAATGGTATAAGATTTGGTCAAACATCTAGTTTTCGTTTTGACGAGGATGGTAAGTATGGTGATTTAATAACCAATATTATAGTTGCAATTGATTTGCCAGATATTTCAACATATAGAAATATACATGGGAGTAGATTTGGATATTGTAATGGAATAGGAAATGCCATAGCACAAAATATTGTTCTACGAATAAATGGTAATATAATAGACCAACATACAAGTGAATGGCTAGATATGTATGGTCAACTTACTGTTAAACCCGGATGTAAAGAAAACTATTTTTCTATGATTCAAAAATATAGTGAAAATACATATACAACCACAAGTTTTACAGGAGGACGTATATATATTCCATTGCAATTTTGGTTCTGTCGTAATATTACAAATCGTAATGCATCAATGGTTTTACCTCTAGCATCTTTATATAATTCTACAATTGAATTAAGTCTTGATATAAGAAAATTTACAGATTTATTAGTAGTAAATGCAGAAAGCAATGGTGATTTAACAGGTGCTCCATCTTTGGAAATTATAGGTGGTAATTTATTAATAGACTATATAATTTTAGAAGAGGAAGAAAGGAGACAATATATAAATACACCAAAACAAATGAATATTATAAATCAATTGCAAATATTTACTTTCAGTGTTGCAGCAGGTATAATCGAAACAACATTTAGTCTTAAGAGTCTAAAATATCCAGTTACAGAACTAGTTTTCGTTGTTAGAAGAAATGATTATGAGACATATAATGATTATTTTAATTATAGTAATAGTAATATGACTGATATGACAAATGTTGGAAATCCAATTAAAACTGTAAGATTAATGTTTGATGGAAGCGACCGTATAAAAACAACACCTGCAACTGTTTTCACTCAATTAGAACCAACAAAAGTACATACAAATACACCAGTTAACAAATTTATACATGTATATTCATTTGCATTAGAACCTGAAAAGATAGAACAACCGAATGGACTTTGCAATTTCTCTGAGTTGCAAGAACCTCTATTACATTTATCATTTAATACACCAATGGTAGGAAGCACATTATATATATATGCTATTAACTATAATGTATTAATAAGTAATATTGGATGTGGAACTTTACTGCATCAATTAAGTAAATCTGTACCAACCATATTTCCTAATACATGTTAACAATGAAAAAAAAGAAAAAAAAATCAATTACAATCAATTACAATCAATTACAATCAATTACAATGAATTACAATAAATTACAATAAATTTAATAGCTAAATTCAAATTTTATCTTTTATATCATCATAAAGTTCAGCTTTTAATTTATTTATTTTTTTATTACAATTACCCATTTTCTGTGTATCAATTTTATGCAATTTTGCCAACATTTGCAAATCAAGTAAATTATATTGTGCAAGAGGTTTTAATTGTTCTCTAAAACTTTTGGCTGTATTGGCTATATTTTCAACATTGTTTGTTTTTGATATATGGTTTAATAATTCCTCAATTGGTATAGCTGTAGATACATTTGTAGATACATTCTCATCCATGCAATTAGTTTTTGCCTTAACACTTACAATTGCTTTTGTCCTACCTTTTTTTTGTTTCATATCACATGCCATAGGAACACGAGATAAAATACTTGCTAAATCATTACTGTCTTGTTTTTCAACTTTCAAAGTAGGTTCGCCAGGTTTAGTAATAGTAATATTCTTTGTAGTATTTGTAGTATTTACAGTATTTGAATTTTTCTTATTTATAATTAAACCCAAAGGTTCTTCGTCTTGTTCTCCAATGTCAATCATATCTTCAATAGGATATTTATGTGTAGGTAAAGTTATAAGATTATCAATATCAATACTATTTTTCATACCATAAAATTGTATAGGTTCTTTAATTAAATCATAATTACCATCATTACCATCATTACCATCATTATCATCATTATCATAATACTCCTGTTTCATTATAGATTCAATATTATATATTAATTTATGACCTTCACATTCAATTACAGATTCATCAACAGATTCATAAACGGATTCATCAACAACAGATTCATCAACAGATTCAATAATTATGTTGCAGTCTCTTGGTTCCTTTAATTTATCCAATACAATTCTTTCAAAATTCTTAGAAATTATATCAATTATATTATATTTAAATGAATGATTACCATTAGAATTCATTAATGGTAAATATGTATTGGATGCATATTTAATAATTATTACAAAATCATTAGCTTTTGTATTAGTCTTTGTAATAGAAAGTGTATTTTCAGTATATAATACATCAATATATTTAAACCCAATAATATCTAAAATAATAAAATTTAATTGACTATAATCAGCAATAAATTGTAAAGCATCAAATTCAGTATAATTATCAACATTTGTTAAATTATGAACCATGTCATTACGAGGAAAACGTAATTTACGATAATTTAAAGTTTTATAAAAATTTTCATATTGAATTGCCATTTCTCTTTTAAATGTTGCAACATCATTTTTCTTTTCAGTCTTATTCTTAATTATAAAATCAAGTTTTGATAATAATAGGAAACTTTTATAAAATGATTCTGGATTTTTAATACCACATATATACCATTCATTAACATTTATTAAATTTTGTTTCAATAAATTTACAATTATTTCTGGTAGATTAGCAGTTTCATTTTCTGTATAAATTATTAATGATTTACTTGGTATTTGTTCTTTTACATGATATGAATTTTTACTATTATATTTACTATTACTATCATTACTATTGCTATCATTACTATTACTATTAGTATTAGCATTAGCATTAGCATTA